GATACTATGTTAGATTCAAAAGAGATTATGGATTGTGCTACTGACATCTCAAAATACTATGATGATTTCATTGAATATTCAAAATGGCATGATTTATTAGGTGTAGGAACACATACAGTAAATCGTAAACATGTCGATATAAATGAATATGAGCTGAAGAAGAAGCTCTGGTTAGCTCTGAGCTCAGTTAATATATTAGAAGGTATTCGTTTCTATGTTTCTTTTGCATGCTCTTGGGCATTTGCAGAATTAAAGAAGATGGAAGGTAATGCTAAGATTATTAAGTTTATTGCAAGAGATGAGAATACACATCTTGCTGCATCACAAACTATTCTAAAGAATCTAATTAAAGATGATAAAGACTTTGATAAGATTCGTAGAGAAACAGAACAACAAATTACAGATATGTTTGTTGATGCTATTGAACAAGAAAAAGCATGGGCAGAATACTTATTTAAAGACGGATCAATGATTGGTCTAAATGGTAAGTTATTAGCTGATTATGTAGAATGGATTGGTACTAAACGTATGAGAACACTTGGTTATATTTCACCTTATACAGTACCTCAATCAAATCCACTTCCATGGACTGAAAAATGGATTGGTGGTGGTAATGTGCAAGTTGCACCACAAGAAACAGAAATTTCATCGTATGTTATCGGTGGAGTTAAACAAGACGTAAACGAAGATACATTAAAAGGATTATCATTATGAGTAAGAAATTTTTCATCTATTCGAGATCAAACCCACCTTGTCCATATTGTGAAGGCGCTAAAATGCTAGCCGGAACTAAAGGCGTTTCACATCATATTATTGATATCGGTAAAGATATTCAAATGGATGAATTTACTGAAATGTTTCCTGATCAAAAGACTGTACCACTTATTCTAGTAGAAGAAGATGGTTTAAGAAGCCAAATTGGTGGTTATACTGAATTTAAAAAGTATTTAGATACTCAAGATATTACCGAAGGATTAACTCTGTGACAGAATGTTATTCTTGTAGCACTATATATAAAGTTATATTAAGCGAAGATTATGAAGACGAAACACCTAAGTTTTGTCCTATATGCGGAGCAGAAACTGAAGTAGAGCTAGAATTTGATGACATGGATTTATGAAGGTAAAGAGTTTACCGAACCTGGTGAATGGATAGGATTTGTTTATATTATTACTGATTTAGATAATAATAAGAAATATGTTGGTAAGAAAAACTTCTGGTCAACAAGACGTCTCCCACCACTCAAAGGTAAAAAACGAAGAAGAGTTAAAAAAGTAGAATCTGATTGGCAAGATTATTACGGATCAAGTGAAGAAGTTAAATTACTTGTCGAGCAATCAGGTCCAAAACGATGTAAACGAGAGATATTACATTTATGCCAAACAAAGGGTGTTATGTCATATCTTGAAGCAAAAGAACAATTTGAAAGAGAAGTTCTTTTAAATGATGAATACTATAATGAATTTATTGGTTGTAAAATACATGCAAAACATGTAAAAAAAACATTTACAATCTAAATGAAATATGGTATAATAGTATATGAATTGGTTAAAGTATAGTGGAATTTGGATTAACTTTGCCTTAAATCCTTTTCATTGGTCATTTAGATTTAATACTATAGTACCAGATGAATTAAGTCCACTTGGATGGAGAATTGATATCCAACTTTTATTTTTGAATATAAGAATTGTTTTAGATAATGGTGATTGGTAATGATTATAATTGATTATAACGCTATTGCAATAGGTAATATTGTAACTCAGCGACTTGATATACAAGAAGATCTAATACGTCATATGATATTGAATAGTATTCGTATGTACAATAAGAAGTTTCGTAATGAATATGGCCAAATGGTTATTGCATGTGATTCATCTTCATGGCGTAAAGACTCTTTTCCTCAATACAAATATAAGCGTAAAACTGGTCGCGAAGAATCTTCAATGGATTGGAATGATATCTTTCGTATCATTACTATGGTTCGCGAAGAGATTGAAGCTAATCTACCATATAAAGTAATTAAGATCGATGGTGCAGAAGCCGATGATATTATTGGTGCTCTTGCAATTGAATCACAAGAGTTTGGTAAGAATGAACCTATTATGATTGTATCATCTGATAAAGATTTCATTCAACTACACAAATACGATAATGTTAAACAATTCTCTCCAATGCAGAAAAAACTTGTTAAACATGATCAACCACGTACATATATTCTAGAGCATATATTTAAAGGAGACAGCAGTGATGGAGTACCAAATGTACTTAGTCCTGATAATACTTTTGTTGATGGTATACGTCAATCTCCGATGACTAAGAAAAAGATTGAGCATTGGATTCAGAACATTGATAAGTTAGAAGATGTTATGGATCAAGAGACATATCGTAATTATATTCGTAATAAGACTATGATATCACTCGAAGAAATGCCAAAGTCTGTATATCAAAATATTATAAATAGGTTTAATGAGATTGTTACACCGCATAAAATGAAGGTATTAAACTATCTTATAAAGAAACGTTGTAAAAATTTAATTGAATCAGTCGAGGAGTTTTATTAATGGCAATTGTGAATAAAAGATTAACAGTACATGAGATTTTCACCCAAGTTGGTGAGGCTAAAACACGTGCTGAGAAGGTAGAAATCTTACAAAAATATAATGAATTAGCTATTCGAGATATTTTAAAAGGATCGTTCGACGACACAATTGAATTCATTATTCCGAAAGGAATTCCTCCATATCAAGAAGCTTTAGATCATGAAGCTGGTAATATTAGAAACAAAAGAACAAAAGTCTTTAGGTACTTTGCAAAAGGTGGACCTGGTGAAAGAATGGCTCGAGTAAAAGTAGAAGGTATGTTTATTAAATTACTTGAATCTGTTCATAAAGAAGACGCAAAGATTGTTATTGCAATGAAGGATAAAAAACTTCAAGGTATGTATAAAGGTTTAACTAAAAAGGCAGTACAAGAAGCATTCCCAACTCTTATCTCTAAGTAGTGGTTTTTATAAATATTTGTATGAGAAACAATTACTCATATATCATAATCTAGAAGGTCACAGCGTAGGTTCGCTCTGACCTTTTTTTATGTCTAAAATATCAAAATCATTCGGAGAAAATATATGGGATCTCAAATCGAGAGACTAAAAAAAGATTCAAAAGAACTAAAACATTATATGTGTAGAGTGAAGAAAGAAGGAAATGATGTGCTACTATTTAAATTACAATCTAAGTATGAATTTTTAAATAGCCGCATTAACGATATCGAAGAAGAATTAATGGAGGCAAATGGTTAAATAACTGTTTACTTTTAGTGAGAACTATGTTATAATAGTACTATATTATGAATATGTTTTATTTACATCCTGATCCAGTTGTCGCTGCTCGTATGCAGTGTGACAAACATGTGGTCAAAATGATTATTGAAGCTGCACAAATGTTGTGTACTGCTCATCGTATGCTTGATGGTTATCTTACTATGGCGCCATCAAAATCTGGTTTACGTATGGTCAAACATTATCAGCTGAATGAATCTGCTGATGATATCTTATATAAAGCTGTACATCACAATCATCCGTGTACTGTATGGACTCGCGAATCAAAAGATAATTATATGTGGCATTATAACCACTTTGTTGCTCTATGTGACGAGTATCAATATCGATATGGTAAAGTACATGCAACAGATGCATTACTTCGTGAAGTACTTGCAACACCACCAAAAAATATTCCTAATGTCGGTATGACAGATATTCCTCTTGCTATGAAGAAGAATCCTGAGTGTATGTTTCCCGAAGATCCAGTTAAATCGTATAGATTGTATTATAA